CATTGTTTGCAACCAAAGGACTCAAAGCATTGATGGCATCGTTCAAAGATGATTGTTGTACATCCGTAATCAATGGCAATCCAAGTTCTTTTCTTGCTTCTTCGTTTGTAATTACACCAGCGGTGAACAACGCTTGATAGTCCAATCCAACTGGTGGCTTGTTGATGGTTTCCAATCTTACCTGTGCGATAGGTTCAAGCAAGTAAGAGAATACATCGTCTATCTTTTGTTGGCGTGGTTCAATGTATGCGTGATGAAACATCTCATATGATTCTATCAATTCACTTCTACCACCCAACTGACCTTCTACACGCACTCCAAACAACATCGGAGAGTTGACCTTATGGGCAACAAATATCTCTTGTTGTACGGTCTTATTTAACAAGTCAAATTGCTTGTCAAAATCCGAAGGCTGAAGGTTTGAAATGACTGATTCCTTTTCGGTAGGATCGTTGTATTGTATAATCAAACCACCAGCATTGTCCGTGCCTTGATAGTTCTCTTTGAATCTTCTTGCGGTTGCTCTTGCTTCTTCAGGTGTTGGAATCCCCTTGAACAACTGGATGTGAGTTTGTGCCGTGAATCCGTTCTTGATGCTATTCAAGTAGTAATTGGATATCTCGGTGTCAACCTCAATATATTTCAATGCTCCAACATAATCGGGCAAAGGATATTCACCTTGACCGGGACGATAGAACTGGCAATAGTACAACTGCTTTGATTCTCTCGTGATGGGGTTGTAGGGTTGGTAGTGGATTTTCTCGGCTTTGGAATCAGTCCAATCAGCACAATAAATGTAGTCACCTTCCAAACCTTTACGAACATCCTTGAATGGGATGTGATAGTATTCCGCTGGTGCGGTCTTGGCTTTGTTCCAAATTACCTCTACACAAAAGCCATTGAACAACTCCGCATCGTAGGCGATTTTGGCTTTGAGTTCCTCGTAGGTCTCGTAAGCGTTTATGTTCTTGAGTTTGGCTTCGGCTTTGGCAATGTCAGTTGTGTTTTGACCGTATACCTCCGTCCCAATACCAGCAACATATGATGCTTTAGCAGAAACGATTGCATTGTGCTTGGGTGATTTATTGAATAACTCAATGAGAAAATCAGGATACTGATTGTCTGCCCCAAATGTCACGAACCCTTTCGCCTTGTTCTCCTTGAACACAGGCAATTTGTTATCGTGAAAGTTTATTCTTTGGAATATCATCACCTACAAATAGCAATCATTCCTTTTTGTTTGAGAACTTGTCAATGGATGTAAACCCAAGACAAGCAATCACGATGAATTCAACCGCAGTCACCAATTCAGGAGAAGGTGCGATATCAGTAGTTGACATAGAATTGTGAGCCATTGTCCCAAACAAAACAAAAGCACCGATGATGCCCACGAATCGCTTTGATGACATTTCTCCTTTGTCACCTGTGAAAATTTCTAAAAGTTTTTTCATATGTCGGAAGATAGCAAAAGAGTGTATGTGAAGGAGTTTCCGTGCAAGGATGCAGCCTTTTTGACAATAGCCATAAACGAATCAAAGTCAGCCGAACGCTTAAACACTTGACAACCCTCGCTCCAGTTCTCAACATAGGTTGAATCTGCACCTGCTTTGTGAATGTTGATTCCATAGATGCCCTCCGTGATGACCTTCTCATCGTATGTCATATCCTTGTTGGAATCTCGGTATACCTTGAGCGGTTTAACTTGTCGTAGTGCCTCGTATTTGCCTTGATGCAGACCGATGGCGTGGCTTCCTTTGTATTGTCCGGGGACTAAACGAGCAACACCTTGTGCGTTGTGGAACTCTTTCACTCCTTTTGTGCCGGGATCGGTTGTGGCTGCCCATTGTTTGAACACCCACTCTCCATTCACCTTGTATGAAACGGTTAAAAGGTCATCAAAAACATTGGTCACTTTGTTGCCGATGGTTCGGATTCCGATGATGTTCAGGTTGTAGTCACCATTCTCAAAGAATGCGTAACCTTTTGCCTTCATTGCGGTCTTGATTTTGTCTATCATCTTCCTTGTCCTTTATATGGTTTGGAACTCTTATGTTTGTTCTTGTGCTTTGTGTGTCTGCCCAACTTGTTTTTGGGTTTCACACGGAAGGTCGTGGTGTTTACTTTTGCTGCCATATGTAGATTCTAAAGTATTCAAAATCTTCCTTTCCTCCCTCTTCAACATAGTTCAACCACGCATCGTAGACCTGTCCTTTGAACTCAACCATTGCTACCGTTGTATCCATTCCGCTTCCAATCATCTTGACTGCGTAAACCTCAATTTTCTCCTCCATCTTTTTGATGGATTCTTGGAGTTGTTTTTTCTCCGCACACTTTTTCTTGACCAACTTCTCACTCACCTCGTGAGCATCGTGCGTGGCTTCTGCGACACTTTTGGTGTGGGTTTGTATCTTCTTAAGCATCTCCTCCATTTCGTTGGTTTTAGGAGTGTCTATGGCTTTTGTTTCCGAGAACAAATAACCAGTGAAGAACACAATTGAAAAAATCAAAATTAAGCGGTTCATATTTTTCTCATTGAATTGATGATGCGGAGTTCGGTGATGGCTGCGGACAATGCCGAATCTGCCGTCTTCAATGCTCGGTATGCTTGTTTTTGTTCTGCTCGTAGTTGTGCAACTTCCTTCTTACACTCTTCAATTTGTTGTTGATTGGACGAACGAAGGTCAATATACAAATAAGAAACAGCCAAGAGCATACAAAAAGCAATGGCAGCAGTTGGGTTTTTTTGAAATTGTTCAAAGCTTACAGGTAGTTTGGTCATTGTCTGCGTTTACATTTATAGCGGTGAAGGTGATATCCGATTAATATTCCGATGTAGAGCGTTGTGATGTACGGGATTGCTTCCATAGTCCTATGAAGATAGCAATAATTAAAACAAATACAAGTCCTCCGTTGATTGGTACGCTTGTATTCTTTCCACTACCTCCTCCGACTCCGTTTCCGTTGTTCTCTTCCAACTGCGTGAACTCAAGTTCTCGCACCTCATCTTGTGTTGGTTGCATCCACTCGCTGTGTTGCATTACAAGGCAATCACATCTACATTGTCAACCCCATAGATTGCCTCCAATGCTGACTCAACTGCATTTATCAAAAGCACTTCCGCTGGTTGTGTTTCGTAAGCAGATACGCTCAATTCCAAACCGCTGAAAGTGGTGTTAAAATCTTGGATGCCTTGGATCGGTGCTTTGCCTTGTGCCAATGCTTCAACACTTGCAAAAACAAAGGTTGCGATTTGGGCGGGGATTACTCCGTCTTTTTGGCTTTTAACATCTGCGTAACCTTCTGCGATTACACATACTGAACCCGAAGGGATTGACAAACCGCTTGTAAGGTTAACGGGTGAATTTATTTGTAAACATTTCATAGTTGTATATTTTCAAAATTAGAATAAATCATTCCAAGTGCTACCATTATAGCAACACAATTTGTTAGTTGTAGTGTCGTAAACTACCAATCCCGCAGCGGGTGTGGCAATGGCGTTCTTTTGGGTTGTGGTCATTCGGGGTGGAAGGAATCCTTTGCTTGTGCTATTGACTTGAAGCATTGCAGATGCAGCAACCGTATCGTATCCTACATCAGAAATACCAAAACCAAACGATGCCCCAGTAATTCTATATTTAATTGAACCATTGGATAAATTGTAACTATTCCAATCGTTACCACTTAAAAAATCACCAACGTTTGCATTACCTACAAAGTTAAATGCACCTCTATTGAATGTACCATCATCTTTAACTCTTATTGATTCACTCCCCACACTATTCTGCACCAACAACGATGTAGTGGCGGAGGTTGAGCCGCTGCCACGCACACCCAATCTTGCACCGAGTGATGTTGTTCCGTTTCCAAAAGTTGTGTTAGAATCAATTACTGCGGTTACTGTTCCCGCAACTGAAAAATTGTGGTTAGTTCCACCATAATTCATTTTGAACCAAGCATTACCTGGCCACAATGAATTCAAAAACGCCCCATTTGTTGAACTAAACGCAGATATTAAAGCGCCTTGCGATGCAGTACCCGCCAAAATAGATGTTTGATTGCTAAACGCTTGTGGATTTGTTGCATCATCCGTTACAATTTGCAAACGACTTGATGGTGCATTCGTACCAACCCCCAACCTTTTATTGGTGTTATCCCAAAAGAAATTTGAAGCATCACTTGCAAACGCTGAACCATTTGAAAACTGAATCGCACCTGATACACCTGAAGGACTTGCAGAAATTACAATATCTCCACTACCGAGTAATGAAGTTGAGTTGATTGTTTTGATGTTTGTGCCACTTACCAATGTCGCCTGTACTGCAACATCACCCGAACCCAACAACGAAGTTGAATTAACGGTCTTTATATTAGTTCCGCTTACAAGCGTATCTTGTTTGCTTGTTGCCAATCCACTGTACTGCGAGTTGGTTGCATTGTCTCCGGTGTTTGTTCCGCTTGTGTTGCCAACAACTACCAATTGAGCATCGGTTACATATCTGCGGTTTGTTGAATCTGCAATGTCTGCGGTGGTTGCATCCGCTCCAGCCGTTACCAAACCTTTTGCATCGTATGTGATTTTCGTTTTGGTCGCTCCGGTGATGGCAGCGTTTTCGTCAACCTTGCCATCCAAAGCGGTTTGGGTTGCACTTGAAATCGGCTTGTTTGCATCCGATGTGTTGTCTACATTATTCAGAGACAATGCCGTCTTCAACGCAGATGGTGTGATTTTCTTCGTTTCCGCTGCTGAAGTATCAACGATTGGAAACAAATCCGATGCCGTGTCAACCGTGACAATGGTCGTTAATTGGGATATTTTTTGGTCTGCCATTAGAGTATGATTTTATCACCGCTTTCTTGAAGGAGAAAATCCCCATTCTCAAGCAACATGAAGAGTATTTGTGTGGGTTGTTCTATCTCGTAAATCTTCTCATTCAATGTCACTTCGTAGTATGTCCGAGTCACATCAAATTCAACTTTCAAGATTCCGCTCTCAACCAATTCATTTGCCAATGCTGGAGACAAATTGCTTGGGGATGTTTGAGCATATACTTGGTATTCAAATTCACCAGCATCAAGAGTGAAGGTGCTACCCTCCACAACTGCAAATTCATTGTATCGTTCTTTGTGTGTTGAGATGTCCGACAAGATGACGGTTGTGACCTCATTAGTCAAACGATGTGTGAACGCAAACAAGAAGTATGGATTGGCAATCGTGACTTTTTCGGTCAGCGTTAAATACCAATTCTTTGATTCTGCTTTTTCAATTACCAACATCTCTACAAAATAGCGATGCGAATTTTATGTAACAAAAAAGGGAGAGCATTTGCCCTCCCTCTTTCTCCTATGAATCAAGAACCAATTAGATACCTAAAGCGGTAACAACTGAACTCTGCAATTTGTAAGGTGCTTCCGCTTCAATCGCTGACAAGGTAACCTCATATCCATTTGAATCACCCATCGCAGTACCTGTGTTTGCAACCATAGCGGTCACATCACATCCGTACTCCTTACCTACCAAGAAATACTCATCGTTGTTGTTTTTCACGATGCAGAAACATCTGCCTTGTGCCAACAATTTCATTTCATTTCTTTTGGTGGTTGACAATCTGCGAAGTTTGAAAGCGACATCCGACTGATTGAAGGATGTGCCATTCTCAACACTCACATTTGTGGTGATTACCATTGATCCGGTTGCTTTGGGAAGTTCGTAAGTGTAAACACTACCACTCGCAACGCTTGTTGCGGTAACTTCTCCACTTGCAACGGTGAATCCTGAAGTTGCCCAGTTAATCAAATGGATGCTTTTGATACCTCCAACCGCATCTTTGCAGTCAAGGCTAAATCCTGAAGTTAGTAAACAAGGCATATCTTAATGGATTAAAGGGTGAAGTAAACGATTTCTCCGGGGAAAGCAACCTGAACACCAGCTTTGAAAGTGAAACGAACACGAACTTCATCATTGTCCTGTGAGTACCACATTTTCACTTCTTCTTGCTCGTCAATCAAGTCAGTTCCCATAAAGAAGTTGCTCAAAGAACCAGCAACAATCTTGTTAGTTCCGTTCAAACCACCAACGGCAATCAACTTCATATTAGAACCGGGGTAAACCATTTCCATTGTAGAAGCAGCATCGCCCACATAGTGGAACAAGTTTGCGTTCTTCAAGTTTACCAACATCAACTTGTAGGCATCAATTCCCAAGAAGCACACCAAGTCGTTCTTTTGAGCAACGGCTGCTGGGATGTTAGCGTACACTTGATCCAAGATGTCATCAATGTTTGCAGCGGTGATTGAAGTGAAAGTTGTTGGAGCAGCGTTACCCAATACTGGAGAAGCGGCAGCAATCAACTTGATGAAACCATCAAAGCGAGACAAGTTGGGGTTACCACTTGCGGTGTTACCTTGCCAAATGGCAGTTTCCAAAGTTTCAGCAATTACGGCAGCCTTTTCAGCACCGATTTGCTCTTCAAAAGGAACCATTGTGGGTGAACCCGGCATGATTTGGGTTTGCATCCATTTGGCTTCCAATGTTTTTGGACACAAAGTTTCTTCAACTTTTACAGCACCAACGGTGATGTTACGCTGAGTGAAGGCAGTTGTACCTGATGGGTTGTAACCACAACCATCGGCTTGAAAGAAAACGGTTGAAGCAAGAATGTTCAAGGCAGATGCTGATTTAACACCTACTTGAACTTGGTTAGCAGATTGCAAAGTTGAAGAAGTTTTGCTTCCGAACAATGCTTTTACCAACAAATCGGTAGATTGTTCGTTGGTGTAGTTAGCGAGTGATCCTACTGAGAATGACATAGTTTTATTTGTTTATAGAGTTTTTGAATTTTTTAAGTGCCTCAAAGCGGTCGTTCTTTTTGGTAGATACAGGTGCTTTCAAGGGTTCTTCGCTTGGCAAGTCGGCAACCTTTTCAATCAGGTCAATGGCTTTGCTCATAGCTTCTTTGTGCTTGATGTTTGATGCAGTCAATGACTCAACCTTTGCAGACAATTCAGCGATTGCAGATTCCAACTTGGAAACGGTGTCGTTGAATGCAGATACGGTTGCGAACTCTTCAGCCTCAATTTCAATTTCAATTTCGGGTTCAACGATTTCGGTGACAAATCCACCTTCAGTTGTTACCAACATACCACCTTCAACCTCGTGAGTTGCATCAGGTGCTGGAATGTTACCTTCAGCGGTTTGAACGAACACGGCAGTTCCTACTGCCAATTCGCCTTCCCACTCAATGATTGTGCCGTCAGTCAAGGTGGCAGTTGCCATCTCAACTTTGACTTCTTCGTCCGAAAATCCCAACATCGTGCGGATTTCTTTCAATGTTTCTTTTGCGTTCATTTGTATAAAATTAGAGTTTATGTTTTCGTGTTGCAATTTTATTTGCCATTCCACTTGGAAAGGACTTCTTTCAATGCCTCAAGTATTTGTTCGTCTTTGTCTTCGGGAAAGTCAAAAACCCCCTCAACGGAGAACCCTTTGAACTCGCCATCTTTGACTCTTGCCCACACATCGTCATTGTCTACAAGGTAGGAAACGAACCACGATCCATCTGCAACCTCTTCAAATCCCTTTGGTGGCATCACGCCTCTTTCCCGGTCAATGATGTAGGACTCAAACAAACTCACGCCATCCATTATTGGAGTGCGGTGATGTGCGTTGACTGCATCGTACTTGTTTGACCTTGCCCATTTCTTGGCAATCTTAAAGATGCTCTCCTTGTCAAAGACAACATAGTATTCACCACGGATGTCATCTCTGCGGTAGATTGGCAAATCGGCAATCATCGCTGCTCCAGTTACGATTCTTTTTTCCTCGTCTTGGATGGCAAACTTTTGTGCATCTACCTTGAGCATTCTCTCACACCAACGGAGCATCTCTTCACCACCCCATAACAGGTAGGAGATAGTTCCACACGCTTCAGTATCATCGGGGTTGTAGTATTCCTTCGCACGAGACAAGAAAGAGTAAGTGCGTTCAATCGTTTCCATTGACAAGTTCTCACGGTTGGCAAGTTGGTTTGCTCTTGCCTTGCCTACCAATGTTGCACACTTGTTGTTGACCTTGTCGTTCAACTCAATTCCACGGATAGCGTTGTCAACTGCTGCTTGTGGGTAGTCGTTCTCAAATTCAGCGGAGAAAGCGAGAAAGTCCTTTTGTATGGCTGGAGATTCCACGAGAGAGACAAAGTCAATACCTGTCTCCTCGTCCCATTCATTGATGTCTAATTTGTAAACTGGTAGTTTCATCCTATTCAAATAGCATTATTTCACAACGGACACTCTTTTGGTGTTTCCGACTCTTGCTTGTGTGCGTGAGATGTCCCCTTCGGTCACAAATACTCTCTGCGGAAAGCCGATTCCTGTTTCAGTTGGAAGAGTTGATGAAGTAATTGTTGTTGGGTTGATACCGATTGGAGTGCCTCCGACCATTGCACCTTGTCCGCTTCCACCTGAAAGCAGTTGTTTCGCTCTTGCGACATTCGCCAAAATTCTTGCAACACCTTGTGCATAGTACGCTGCGGTAAAGATTGGAGTTGCAGGTCCAAGAATACCAGCCATCTTTGCTGATGCTTGTGCAGATTCAGCGTTCAAACCTGAAAAAGCAACTGCACTATCAATGGCAATCTCAACCAATGCAATACCCTTTTGAATGTTCTCTCTCTTCTTCTCCTCGTTTGTCAAGATGGTGTTCAACGAAGTCAATCCATCAACGGTGCTTTTTGCCATTGACAACTTCGCATCCATTATTTGTTGATCCGCTTTTCTATTCAGTTCAATTCTCTTTTGGTTGAACTCTGCCTCGTTTGCAAGTGCTTTCTCTGCATACAATTTGTCAATCTTTTGAATCTCCTCCGTGTTGCCTTTTGCCATTGCAATTTGCTCCGCATACCATCGTGACAATTGAGTGATTTGAGCAACTTGTTCTGCACCTAATCTCTTGAATTCATCTTCAGTATTGGTGATTCTTTTCTTGAGTTTCTCGTCCTCAATTTGATTGTCTATGTCTTGCAATCTCTTTTGATGTTCTTTGCGTTTCTCTTCGGCTTCCTTCTCTTTGTCTGCCACATATTTGTCACGCTCTGCATCCGTTACCTTCAATTTGTTGTTAAGTTCACGATACAATCTTGCTTCTTCTTCAAGTTCATCTTCGGTCAATTTTACACCTGTCTCCTTACGCTTGGCAATCAATGCCAATTGGTTATTGATTATCTTTTTTCGGAGTTCAAAGATTTCAAGTTCCTTGTTGCCTTGAACGGATAGCAAATCAATTTGACCTTGAATGTCCTCGTTGGTTGTGGTGATGGATTTAGAGAATGCCTTATATGACCTCTCCGCTGCCGATGTCACACCAATGAAATCCGTAAATCTTTGCACTAAATTTCCTACAATCTTTCCGAGTTGTGCAAGTCCGGGAATGAATTTCAACACCGCTTGACTCACCTTCTCAAAGTTTGCCACAACATAACCCAATGCAACTGCCAAAGCACCGATACCAGTTGCAAGAATCGCACCTCTCAATGTACTGAATGCAGTTACAACACGACTTTTGATTGTGTTTGCCAATGCCCCAAATTGTTGCTGAACCTTTCCGAGTCCTTCCAGTCCTTCAGCCAACGCCATTGCACCTTGCAACTTGACCATTGTCTTTTGCAAGTCCTCACTCTCATTGCCAAAGAGAGCCATCGCCCCTTGTGCTGCTTGGAATCCACGAGCAACGCCTTGAACGACCGTGTTGATTTGGGCGAACTTGTCGGGGTTTACTGCTGCAACTCGGTCATTGAAGTCCTCCATTCGGTCACGAGCTTGTGCGAGTGCTTGTTCTGCCTTGATTGCTTCAGGTGAAAACTCGCCAAACTGCATCACCGCTTGTTGTGCTGCAATGGTTAACTCTCTAATCTCTGCCTTCATTGATTTGAAGTCAGGTTTTTTGACCGTTAGGTCTATCGCTGCCGTTAGTGCCATATTAGTGTTGTCCAGTTATAAAGTAATCAGTACCATCAGTCACAAAAGTATGTGCTGACCATTGTGAATTTTGGGTGTGTGTGTCGTTGCCATCAATCTTTGCAGTTCCTGTTGTGTCTATAGTTACTTGATTTCCTGATGTAATCTTTTTAACAATGAATGTTTTGCTACTCAACCCACTTGGATTTGGGAAAGTAATTGTGACGCTTCCAGCAGTTGTATCAACCAAAAACATATAATCATCTTTGGTTGCGGTGTAGTTTGCCGTGATTGTTTTCACCAATCCACCACTCAAATACGCTGGATACATCTCGTAATTTCCAATGTAGAGTGTGTCGGGTTTTGTAATTACAAAGTCATTACACACAATCGCTCCGCTCCCATCGGTACCTGCTTGGAATGTGGTGTTTTTGGAAACAACCGCAAAACTATCAGTCACATTGTTGTTCTGCACAATGCCGTCACCTTGAACAATACCTCCACCGCCTTGACTCACGCCAACGGTTACACCTTTGATTCCAGGTTTGATTGGGATATCTCCACCGGGATAGATGTCGGATTCTGCATCGGTTTGACCAGCAGTTCCAGCACCGATTGTCTTTTGTACGATGGTCGCTGGTTCAATAAATTGTGCTAACAAGAACTCGCATAAGTACACGCCATCTTCAATCGGGTTGTAATCCACGATTTGATTCAACCGCCAATACTGACCTTCAAAGAAGTACGCATCCGAAAATGACAAGTTTAGCCAATCCTTTGGAGTGATGCGGAAGTATGCTCTCAACAACTTTGAGTTTGCACCTGTAATCTCACTCAAGAAGCGATAATAGTAATTATTGACAAGGTTTGAGTTGGTGTACTTATACCCAGCACCAAGACCAATCTCTCTCGGCATCCCAAAGTTGATGTCAAAGGTTGGATTGCTTATTGAATCCAAGTGAATTGTCAAAGGGATAGAATAGCGGTTTTGATAGTTTAAACCAACACCAGCATATTGTGCGTATAGCATCCAGTTGACTCCACTAACCACACCACCAAAATACAATATCCTCAAGTCACCGTCTTGGTAGTTTGGGACATACGACAAGACAAAGTTCTTTTGGTTGTTGTATGAGTTTATTTGTGTAGGCGTGAAGGCAATTTGAATCTTCTTTTCGTTCTTGATGAACTGATTGTCAATTTTGTATGTCCGACTTCCGTATGTGGTTTGGTAGGATTCCTGATACAACACATTCGCCTCATCCTTTCCCTCCTTATATTGGAAGACATATGGATTGGCTTCAAGTTCGCCCATTGGCACAATTTCCACAGGTTGAGAATAGTCAAGTTTGGCAGTCCAATCAACATTGTCACCATTGAAGAACTCATCTCGTGGAACGCAACGCAACTTCTTTGGATTGTCCTTGTCGGATTCAATATACAAATTGAACATCTTGACAAACGACATCAGCATCTCGCTTTGCTTTACTTCCGAGTTAAGGAATGCGGAGAAGTCAACCGTCTCACCATAACCATAAGTGTATGCGGATTGGTTGCTCTCCATATTTGAACCCACTCCGATGTCAACTTGAAATTGTGAGTTGGTGAGATTGTACAAATTGGCTTGATCCCATACCTGAGCCAAGCGGATGTCAATTGTATTGCTTCCAAATACTGCAAGGGGCGAGAAGTATAATTGAACATTGAACGCTGGTGAGCCAAAGTCAACCGTCACCGTGCTTGTTTGTTTCAACACGCCATTGACATACAACCCAAATACCAACCAAATATCTTCTTGATAAGTTGGTGTGTATCCTGTGGATGCGTAGTTGATGGACAAGTCCAAGTCAAAGACATAACTCCCTCCGACTGGTGCGGTGTATTGACCGGTTGTGTTGTTGTAGTTGTTGCCGTTGTCGTAGTTGCCCGATGTAGAATCGTTTTGAAATATCAGGATTGAGTTTAGGTCAAGCGATTGTGCTGTTGTTGTCCGTGATGCTTTGAATCTGCGTGATTCTAATGTCGCAGCGTTGGCAGTCAGCGATGATGGTGCTGGAATAACCAAGCGTTTGAACCTATCCGAATTGAAGAATGAATCGTTGGTGTATGTGAACCCAGCATTGGTGAAGATTTTGTCAACCACCGTCTTCGCATAGAGTGAAGGAGTGAACTGACTCGCATCCCAAATTGAGATGTTTGTCGGATGCCCTTTGTCAATCATAGCGTACATATAGCCATCGCCATATGCAAAGGATTGTGGACTTCCGTTCTTGTAGATTTGATTTGACCACGAGTCAATGATGTTGCCACTTGACAATGTGTGGTTGTATTCGCTGAAATCTAATTGATTGAGTTTGCGTTCTGCTATGGTCGTAAAGAAGTCCGCAGATTGTCCGTGGCAAGTCACCTCGTAGGTGATGTGCGTTGAGTCATCCACCTTTATTGACAACAACCTCAAGAACCCTCTCAACTGCTCAACTCCGTCTGCGTAGATGATGCAATCGGCTTTGATGTTTGGGTTGAACGATGTCCCATAGACCGTTTGCTCTACCTCAAAAAGGTGAGAGAATATCTTGTTGTTGGCGGATGTGCCGGGAATCTCAATTGTCTTTGACCACTCCGATTCTCGTGATTCAGGTTCACGAATATCTGCAATGGATCGTGTGATAAATATGTTTGGGTTTTGGAGTATGCCCAAAGGTTGCCCATCAACGAGAATCTCTATCATTGGCGTTGGCGTTTTGATTCAAAGGAGTACGACATATCAAGCTCAATGAAGAATGCATTGTCTTGGATGTGCTTCTTGACTTCGTAAGTGTTTGCGTCTATATTCACCGCAACCAATGTTCCATCGTAAGCGTACACCACAGGTGATGTGAACAAATCCAACAACCACTCGCTCTCGGCTTCAGTTATCCAATTGCTGAACAACTTGACCTTGTGAGTCATATTGGTGTCATAGGTCTTTTGTTTAAATGCCGATGTTGTGTATCCGTATGTCGCACCCAATGTGTATGGATTTGACTTGAATTGCTTTCGTTGGATGTCGTAAGTGTCTCTCCTTACCTTGTTGAATCGGAATGAGTCAAACCCTCCCAATGAGTTCAAGAAGAACAAATCGGTTGTGTCATATTTGCTACACTCGTCAATGATGTTCACTCGGTAGGTTTCGGACAACACCGTACTGCTCAACTTCAACTGGATGTCGTAGTATGTCGCACCGCTTGGGATTGTCAATTGACTTCCTGATGGGATACGAACGACCTTTGTGGATGGCAGATTGATTGTTTGTGTGGATGCGTCCGAGTAAGTCACAAGGGCAGTTGTTGCCGTGTTGCGGATAGCATAGAGCCAATCCTTTTGAGTTCGGTGGATGGTCTTGCTACGGATAGGAGTCAAGAACAAACCATCGCCATCCATCGTGTATTGACCAGCATAGTTGACCAAGTCAATTGGATTCAATGCAGCGTTCCAAACGCTTCCAGTTGCGGATGTCAAATTGGTGTACTCAACAACGGTACCTGTAGCAGATGTGGAGTATTCATAGCCGAACTCAACCTTGTAGTCCATAATTGAACTTGTGCAACCACTTGCTGCACTATCGTTGTAGTTCCAATCGTGGGAGACATAGTTCTCAAGGATGCGTCCGATATTGAACACGCCCTTGTTGGTGCTTCCGTAGTAGATGGGTGCTTTGAGTTTGGCAAGTGATGTTGTGTTCTGCTTGACCTCTGCAATGAACTTGAAATTGTCCTTTGTGTAGATGCCACCTGATGACTCCGTAATTACAAAGTTGGTATCGTTATACGCTGGAGCGTACTCGTTTGGTTGTTGTGTGATTGATAGTGCCACGATAGAAAATAGCGGTTAGGTTTATGCGTCCCAAATCAACCTATAGGTGTAGTTTATGACGGATAGATTCAACTTTAAAGTTGATTTTTTGTGATATTGTCACAAATATCCAACGATAAAGTGTCATATAACAACCAAAACAATATGCTTTTGTCCCTTTTATGGCAAGTTATATGTGTAAGGGTATAATACCGCTCGGTAGAAATTTTCGGAAAAATTCATGCAGATGATACATTTATTACCGCTCGGTACACGATTTCGTGAACACTCGTAACAAATTTACACGACTATTTGTTACAACATCTCGTTCAAACAAGCCACGACATATGCGTTGAATCCCTTTGCTGCGGACTGCTCCAATCGTTTCTGCCGTTCTTTTGTCTTGGCTTTGTAGAATGCGATTGTGTTGAGGAACTCTATCAACGGCATCTGCAAGATAGCGTCCCACTTTGTTCTATCCCCTTTGACAATCTTGTCAACTAACTCCAGCCACGCAATTGGACTTACGCTTCCGCTTTCAATTGGTTCATCTCCTCCTTCAAATAGGTTAGGATAGTTTCCAATAGTTTGGGATAAACTGCCGAAAAAAAAACTGCGTACGAATACGCATAGGTAACTGGAAGCGACAAAAACAATTCACACTTGTCTTGATAGTGTGCTTGTGCATCCGTGACCTTCTTTGTCCTACCGAAGAAGTCAACCTCGTAAGAGAGCAACGCCATCACCTTGTGGAGCGACTCAATCATATCTCCGTTGAACACTTGCTGAAGTTCAATAAAGTGGTGACCACAAATCTCGTTGGTTGTCTTTGCCAATCGGAAGTATCTGCCACGATGCTTGAACATAAATTGAACAGGTTGGTTTGGGAGTGTGTTTAAGAACTCCAACTTCTTCAGTTCGCTTGTCAGCTCGTCAATCGGCATTGACTCAACCTTGTCCATTGACCAATCGTTGACGATGGCAAGTGTGTTCATTGTCTTTTCTATGTGAGACATATCACGACAAGAGTGAATCTCTTGCAGTTGGTAAATGCTTATGTTATTCCATTTCATATTATGCGAAGTAAAAAGTTCCGGGACGATTATGTGACTTGCAATCAACCGCCAAAGCCAACGCCATTACGCAATCATCATATAGTCCACTAGGTGCGGTGTATCGTACACCTGTACGGGTATACTCAAACTCAAAGTTCTCCATCTCACTTCCGATTGGTTCTTCGGGAAAGTAGACCGAGTTTTGCTGAACGGAGAGAACGAGTCCCTCAATTAGTTGTTGCTTGGATTGTGATGTGAACTTGAATCCCTTGACCCTTTGACATACCCTTTGGATTTGCTCCACGATAGGATCGCCCACACCGGTTGAGTCAATGAACGCTGGAGTGTTTCCAATCAACCGAATGATTCTCTCTTGTGTGATGCCCCAATCCGCTTGGAATCGGTCAACATACGCACATTGATTGTTCGCATCCATCCCCACGATGACGGTATAATCCGAGTATTTTGCAAGGTCAATTCCCCAAGCGACAACCCTACCCTTTGACACAGGTCGGTAACATCTGCGAATGTTGTCAATTCCAAAGGGGTTGGTCTTGTCATCCGCTGGTTCTGCCAAGTACAACTCGTTAAAGACATTTTCAGGAAGGTCACGCTTGGCTTGTTCTACCTCCTCAAGTTTGAGAATGCCTTCCTTGACTGCATCATAGGCGGTTATCTTGAAATAGCGGTAGTCACTCTCTCCACTCCTTGCTCTCTCTCCTAACTTGTAGAACCAATTCTTCTTGCCTTTGACATTCCCAATCAATTTGCACTTGCCTTGTGTAGCAGTTAGCGTTGAACGCATCGCATACCACGACTCTTCCCTCATACGAGATGCCTCATCAATGACGGCAGCATACACATCGTCACCATATAGGTTGTCGGGTTTCTCTCCTGATTTGAACTCTATTCGGGATCCAGTTGGAAGCGTGAGTAGTAACTTGGTTTCGTTGCTTTGGAAAAAGTCACGGTCATTCACTTGTGTTTTCATCCTTCGGAATGCTATCTCTGCTTGTTGGTATACTGGAGCAACCCACCAAACTGATTGTCCATCCTTGCATTTGAGAGCCTGTTCAAACAACCATATGATGTGCGATGCCGTCTTTCCGGTCTTTGTACTCGCAGCAGTTATCGTGAACCTCTCCTCACAATCAAGGATGGCTTGTTGGTAACTGGTCACATATGGTCGCTTGTAGGTTATTTGCATAGTTTATCGTAGACCGCCAACCGAGTCAGGTTATGCAGTTCCAAATTGTGATATGTTTTGCAATACTCAAAGTTGCTCCGTCCCATTGATTGCCTAACCGAATGCCCAGCGTCAATCAGTTTCTCAATGGATGCTCTCCAATTGTTCTGGGTGGTAAATATCACCCCATCGTTGGATGTGTGGTACAGGTAAGGGAACACCGCAGAGCAGATGATAGGGATTGAATAAGCAGCAGCCTCCACAATCTTGAGTTCACTCTTGCATTGATTAAAGTGGTTGTCCTGAAGCGGTGCAAGTACAAAGTCAAAGTGCTTGTAAACCTCTCCATATTCCCAAACGGATGTGCCTTCAACGACCTTTGCTTTTGGAATCAGTTTTACAATGTTGTTCCAATGGTCGCTTGGAGTATAGCCAACGATGTAGAACTCCACATCCATAGCGTTGATGTCATCAGCGATGAGCTTCAAATCCTCCTCGTGTGTAATTCCACCAACCCATCCAATCTTCACCGTCTCATTCTTTTCCTTTGGTTGCGACCATTGATTGTGTGTTAAGTCCAAGCAGTTTGGAACGACATAGACATTCTCATTGATGGTTCTCACCTCCTTTGCCAACATCGGTGTGGTGGTGATGACGGCATCTGCATAATGGATAGCGTCTTTGATGGCGTTCTTGATGCCCTTGCGATATGCCCAATAAGCCGGGTTGTATTTTGGGAGTACCCAATAGTCATCAACATCTATCACATACGGTTTGCCAGCGTCAGCGATTCGCTTCAGTACATCATAGTGGTATTTCCCGAGCCATCGTGAGAACACAATCACATCGTATGGCTTCAGGTCAAGTGTCATCCACTCTTCTTGGGATTGGCAGACATCAATTGTCGCTTGTCCGTCCAACTGCATCCGTAGGTGTGGCGTGTAGATGCGATGATACACCACGCCATTCATCCCATCGGTGAGAATAAGTATGTTCATTCGTTTGGTAGTATTGGTATAGGCATCCAGTAGAGAATTGTCAGGTACCGGTTGGTGTACTCACAAATCCACATATCGTCCATATAACGAGCGAGAGTGGTCTCACCTTGTGTGGTGTGAACCAACTTCAAATCATCGTCCGTTGGTGGGTAAACATCAAGTCCTCGCCAAGTTTTTTTCATCGTGGTTTGGGAACTGAAAGTGAATGGGTTGCTTTGCTCTTCTCGTGTGGTGCTTTCATACGATTGCAGTTCACACGGACATCACCGTACTGGTTGACTACGAGTTCGCCACTCTTGATGGCTTCGTTTAATTTGTTGATGTTGATTGATAGGTTGAGTCCGTACTCATTCTCCCATCCGTTACCGAGATAAGTTGTCATTGTCTAAATTCAAAGTTATTGTGAAATTCTTGGATTCTATAGTTTGGTCAATTGTTTCTTTTGGTTTTCCCTGTGAGCGTGTGAGTAACATCTCCAAGTTGAAGAGAGAGTTCTTGTCGTGTGATTTCAGCAAAGCACCAGCAATGATTCTCTCAAGGATGGTGAACTCATCTCCCTTGTCTATTTTCTCAAGGTCTTTCCGTGACATGGTGAGCATCGTGTTGACGGTATCCTCAACCTGACTCTTATGATACCCAATCTCCTTGAGTTGTGTGATTAATTTCTTTGGTCTGCCGTGCGGATTTAGGACTTCTCCTTTCTCCGGTCTTGTCAAACTGCCTCCGTGTGGTTGTTTCTCTTGTGTTGCCATCTCTCCGAATTATTTCCGAATTAATTTCTCTGCGTGTTTGTCCTTTAGGAATTGTTTGAATTGCTTTTGATCCCCAAACTTTGTGTGACACGCTCTGCACAATGCTTGAAGATTTTCTATGTTGTCAGCCTCTTTGCTTCCTCCCATTCCCCTCGCTTCAATGTGATGGATGTCAACCGCAGTCGTTCCACATACCTCGCAAGGAATGAAGTCACTTATGTCATAGCCAAAATGATTCAAGTATGTCATCGTGTGTTTCTTCATCTCATCTCAAGGTTTTCTTCGTTCAATATGCGGTGCAACTCATTTCTTGTTTCTTGGAATGCGTTGAGCGATTCTTCGGGTGCGTCATCACTTGCATACTTGACCTTTGCCCTCAAGTATTGATCCAGTTGCCACATAGCATGTGACCATTTCCAACCATTTGAAGCATCTTCAAACTGCTCTTGTTCTTCAGGGAGATTGAATTCAAGTATTGCTTTCATAAGTTTCGTTGTAGTATTCGTCAAAATCCACCCAAGCCCTCATCTCATTTCTTCCTCTTGCTTCAAAGTTCTCTATAGATTTGTCCCAAGTTTTACCGTGTTCCTCCTTGTGCATTGCTTTGGCTTGTTCAAACAAGTCCATTATTTTGTAGGACGGAAGTGCTTTATTTTCAAATTCTCCTAAAAGTGAAAACATTTCGTACAAAAAAAACTCAACGCTACTTTGTTTATTGTTGCTCATTGTTACCTCCTTGTATTAAATTACGCATATAAGTTAGACCCCCAAAATAGGCTACGTCATAAGGGTCAAACTCATCATACTCCATTTCTTTTTTTATCTCATCATCACTTGGTAATTCAATAGGGGTCATTTTGTTCAAATAAAATTCAGCCCCAATTTTTGTTAGTACCGTATATTTATCTAATAATTTAACTACCTCCTCTTCTGTGTATAGTTTCATACTTTGTTTATTGTTGCTCATTTGTCACCTCCTCCGTAGGTATTATTGAAATGTTGTTCAATGGTATTTTTGACATCAATTCCTTCACCCAATAAAGGCCCGTAGAAATACCAATCATCAGTAAAGTTGATTGTTTGTTCCTTCTCCATTTCTTTGTATGTATCCAAATCCACACCTAAATTTTCAATCATTAATTCTCTTGTCATGGTTTGGGGTTCATATTGAATAATTGCCACTCTCCTTTGTATCTCGGCAATCATTAACTCCACTGCCGTCTGTTGTTTATTGTTTGTCATTGTTGTTGTTTTTTGATTGTCAAATGGATTTGTTTGTAATGTATTAGTACTAATTACAGTCTCTCTATGTGGTAGTTTAAGTTTCTTTTCAATTTGTTTATTGTTGCTCATTGTTTGCGTCTCCTCTTTGGTTTCTGCTCATCATCTGCAAGTTGTGCTTTGGTGAGTGCATCTTGTTGCTGGTTCGCCCATATCAAAAGTGAGTGGAGTGCTTCCGTCACACAGGTAGAACAGTTCGGCAAGTTGCGTCCAAATATCTCACGATGCACCGCATTCAGTTGATTGGCTTGTTCTGCCGTTGGTTGGAACACTTGAGTTTGCTTCCACTTGTCAAAGAGTGGTTGAAGTGATAGGATGAATTCTATGTTGGTCATATCTTGGTTTCTAAAAGTGCAACGATAACGGTTGAGATGGATGCGTACAAGATACCCACAAGTCCGTATTGGTGTACAAAATAAGCAACACCCATCCACCACGATAAGCAGAAAGCACAATCAAGTGGTTTCATTCGCTTCCACTTGGAGTAATCACTTCCATACTTCCACCGCTTTAGGATGTCCGCTGGTTTGCCAAAGTTGACAATGATGATGGATAAACACGCTATCCCAATTATTTCGTTGTACATCGTTCTTTCATTAGTTTCACCACCCTCAACACTTCACGGACGGAGATGTCGGTCTTTCTATGGATCGCCCTTGCAGACATTCCTGAACACCACATCTTGAAGAGTTCCTTCTCATAGAAATATGCTGATTCGGTGACTTGGTTTATTTTGTTGATTCGTTCAAGTTCAATTGTTTCTTCTTCTTCTCGCTCAAGCAGTAGGTCAGGTTCTTCAGCGAAGTCCAACTCGTAGACATCATACTGGTCATATATGCGAGAGTTCCCAAAGGGATGCCGGTTGCCGTTGATAGCCAAATACAAGAGACGGATTGACCAAAATTGGATGTATCCGTCTCGGTATATTTTTTCAATTTGCTCATCAGGTTTCTCAAGTAATGTCAAAAAGTAGAATTGATACAACTCCCTTGCCAACTCTCTATCTTTGGCGATATTCCTCGTGGCTTGGGTGAGCCAATCAGCTTTGGAAAGTTCCAATATGATGTCGGCTTTGTTCAAATTTTCTTTTCAATACTACAAATATAACCATCTTTTTCGTATTTTTTCTTACACCTCAACAACTCCTCCTCCGTCTTGTAGATGGAGATGCTCTGCGTTAGTCCTTTCTTGCAAGTAATTATCCAATAAGGCAGATGCTTTCTTATAGTGTTCGGTTGAGATTCGGTCATATCTTATCAGGTCAGTGTATACATTTACGGCATTAATGATGGATGAATGGTCACGGTGTACGATGTAGCCAATCCCAGCGAAGGTCATCTTCAAATGCTTCCTACATAAATAGCAGAACAAGTGTCTTGCATAGACGATGTGTTGTTTGCGGTTTTGACTGATTACTTGGTCGGGAGTGACATCATAGATTTGACAAGTGACTCTCATTGCATCGCTCCAGTCAGCATCGGTGTTGTTGATGTCGCACTTTGGACGGATTATTTCTTGTTTTAATCTTCCGAGTTCTCGGTTGTGTTGGTTTGTCATTTGGACAATTGTCAATCGCAATCTGCGAATTTCTTGCTTCAGGTTGTGTACTTGTTGGTAGTGGTTCATAGTTTTATTTGTTTACATACTCTGCATTTGTAGTAGGCTTTGAAATCGTTCGGTTTCATAATTTTACCGCAGCACTTTTTGCTTGGCATTAATTGGATGGAGTCATATACGCTTTGCCAATACTCTTGACCTTCGGGAGTTTTATCCCATTTGAATCCTTCAAGTAGGCAATCGGTCAACTTGGTGTAGTGCTTGTCGTATACTTCCGATCCGCTATACTCCAAGATTTTCTTCCAATCCTTCAGCATTTTGATTTTGTAGTTGAAGGATTTGCTTTCTCTATAGTCCTTAATAATCATAATGATTCTAAAATTTGAAAAAGTTGTAGAGCGATTTGGGGAACTATGGCGTTTCCGTAACCCTTGATTGATTCTTGTCTCCATTTTGAAAAGGCAATTCCGTCCAATTTGGTGGGAATCCCATCATCTCCGCTACAAACCGGGGATTGAGTTGGGAAGAAATCCCAAGTGTTTCCGTCAATTGCGTGTTCCCTTTGCGTTTTATTTTTGAACCTCTCCAATCCGATACCATTGGAGTTGGCAGAAACTCCAACAAACCAGCAGCGATATCTGCGGTGCGGTGCGTTTTTACTTGCAGCACCAATAACAAACGGTTGAACTTCGTAGCCTTCAGCTTCCAAGTCAACGCACACCTGGTTGAATACCAATCCGCCATCAATGTTGACGATACCAAATACATTTTCAGCGATGACAAATGTGGGTTTAATTTCTTGTATTGCTCGTAGCATCTCACCCCACAGGTAGCGTTCGTCTTCTGCCCCTTTTTTTTGTCCTGAAGAAGAGAATGGCTGGCAAGGGAATCCTCCTGTGAGAACATCAATTGTGTTTGCATATTTTCTAAAATCAGTTTTACAAATATCAATGTGACTATCCGCATTTGGAAAGTGATAGTCCAATACTTTTCGTGGGAACTCCATCCATTCACAATGGAATACATTCTCCCAACCCATCCATTCGGCTGCAAGGTCAAATCCACCTATTCCGCTAAACAAAGAACCGTGTCTCATATCTTCTCCTCATACATTGTCCGACTACCTGTGAAGGTTGTTGGAATTGTGTGACATTCTCCGTGACGATTCTTTGCAATGATGACCTCTGCCTCTTCCACCTCAACCTTCTCACCTGAATAGTATGCCGGGCGAAAGGGAAACATAACGACATCGGCATCTTGTTCAATGCTTCCGCTCTCCCTGATGTCGCTCAACATCGGTCTCTTATCGCTTCTCTCCTCACATTTGCGTGATAATTGGGCAAGAACAATGACGGTGATTTGCAACTCCTTTGCCAATAGTTTAAGGTTACGGCTTATCTCTGCTATCTCTTGCTCTCGGTTCTGCTTTGTGCCTTTGATTAATTGGATGTAATCAATCACGAGAAGGTCAAGTCCGTGCTTTGCTTTGTGAATCTTTGCTTTGGATTTGATTTGCTGAATCGTGCAGTTCGGATCATCATCAACAAAGAACTCAACCTTTGAATTGTTCACCTTGTCGCATAGCGTTATGACCTCAATCTCTTTCAGGTTAGCATTCCGAATCTTCCAATTTGGGATGTCTGCAAGAAGTGACAAGTATCTCTTTGCAAGTTGCTCGGATGACATCTCTAAACTGACAAACAATCCTTTCCCTTCCAACTTTCCAAACTCATACATCAACGACAAAGCAAGAGCGGTCTTTCCTTGTCCGGGACGAGCAGCCATTACAACCAAATCACCAGCGTTCCAACCTCCCAAGATTCTATCAAGAGAAATCCATCCGCTTTGCTTACCTGTTATCCTATCGCCTCGCTCAATTGCTTGGGTGATGTTGTCAACGGCTTGACCACTCAACTTGTGGATGCTTACTGGATCATTGATTGTTGTGAACTTCGTGTTGTCAATTATGCTCTGCGTTTGTGTGAGCAATTCTTTCAAATCACTTGTCAGGTCAATAGAAGCGATTTGAGCAACGAACTCTTTGTGTAGGTACTTGGCTTCCAACTTGGGAATGTAACTGCTTACATTCGCCACATTGCTAACATTCTGCCCAATGTAGATGACACGCATTCTATCATCGTGGTTCATCCCTTTGGTCAATGACATATAATCAATTGCCTCGTTACCATAATAAGCAACCGACATCCGCTGGATGACTTCACGGTGAAGGGGTTGTTCAAACCATTGGTGTTTGATTCTTGGAAGCAATGCTCTTGTCTGCTCATAGAACAAAAGTTGTGCGAGTATATAATCTTCAAGTTCGTTATTCATAGTCCGACAAATTAAATACTTTTTTGTGAACAACTTGTTGACTCGGTGAATTATTTTTCAGGTTGTTAAGTTTCCAAGTTCTAACGGATGCTTTCCAATCCTTCATCTTGTTCTTGCCTACCATCCATCCATTTGCTTCGTAATGATTTAACCAGTTCTCTGCGATGTCGTTCATACCTTGTTCTCTCATATATTCTTTGAGTTGTTCAATGGTTGGTTTTTGGAATCGCACTACCTTCTTTTTTACAATTAAATCTTCAATTTCATTTTCATTTTCCATATGTTCAACATATGATGAAGATGTGTTATTCATATCTTCTTTCTTCTTACGATTGTTTCTCCTTGATTCGGAGTAGGCTTTTCGCTTATCAACCTCCTCTTCCAACCTGATATTGTAGAACTTGCCTTGCTCATCTTTTTGAAATTTAGTGAATACATCTTCGTCATATGAACCACATATGTGCAACATATCTTTTTCGGATAAATGACCTTTTTGATGTTGGATACAAAGCAAGGTGATGAACTTGCCTTTTTGCTCCATTGACATCAATAATGTCCCGGTCAAGAAGTCCGAAGAATAAAACAGGAACGCTGGATCCTTGCTCATATGTAAATGAATCTAATTGTTTTGTATGACATAAAGATTCTCATTGAGTGTCTTGAATATGGTTCGTTTAATACACGACAAGCTTCACTCAATGAATTGTATTTTGTGCCTGTATGCAAATCAAGAACTGGTTTGGAATGATGTAATTTAGCAGATGCAGCACATTTTTTTCTTTTGTCTTCAAACAAACCTGTATCCCAAGCGTGTTGTATATTCTCTTTAATTGTCACCCATTCCAAATTGTCAATGTGATTGTTTAACTTGTTTCCATCAATGTGATTTACTTGTGGCTTATTAGCAGGGTTTGGAATAAACGCCAATGCAACCAATGTGTGAACCCTAACCTGTTTACATTTTTTATCTTTTTGACTGATAAAAATTGTAGGATAACCTCTTGATTGCAAAACAGGTTTCAAAATTCGTTCCTTACCAAACTTTAAACTCTTGACTCTCCCCCAACTGGAGACATAGTACTCGCCATTGCATTCCGCAATAGGTTTCCAAATTTCTTTTGTGTTCATTTTTACCGCATAAAAAAAGCCTCCGTGATAGAAGGTCTGCGGGAACACATCTACCAAGAAGGCAAGGTTTTTTGATTTTGGACAAACCCGCATTTGTCAATCAACTATACAAAGATAACAAAATCAATTCATTGTTGCAACTTGTAATGTTTTTTGATCCGTGAATACAGGTATCTCGCTTTCCATTCGCTGCATCCCATCTCCTCTGCAATGTATCTCCAGCAATGTTTGAAGTCATCACGAAGGATGGCGATTGCCCACATCAGGTTGTAGTTACTTTTTTCGGGTGACACAAGCGATGCCTATTAAAAAGAGAGCAAATGCACCAATGAACCCAGCGATGAACTGCCCGGTCAAAGGATAGGTGACGATTGTCCATCCGTACAGGATTCCACTTGCGATGACGGTGAGAATAATCAGTAGGTTTTTCATTGTTGGTCGTTTATAAATTTAGCGTAGTCGTGTGCATCCTGTTCGGTCTCAAAGGTGGCGAGAAGCTCACCACCAAAATAGACACGCCACTTGCAGATGTGGTTGATTGTTGCTCTAATTACGATTGCTTTCATTTTTGATAGCGTTGTACTGGTTCTCCCAAATTTGTGCTTTGTCTTCCAACTCGGCTTTGGTTTTCTCGTGTTCCATCTTTGCCAAGTTTAATTGAGTTTGCAAGTCAATGCGATTCTGCCAAAGTTCTGCTTCCAGTTCGGTGATTATCCGATTTAGACGGTCAAATTCTTCATAGAATTGTTGAGCTTTGTTTTGATTGACATACACCTTGTATGCCAACAGGACACAAAGAATCCCAAGTGCGATTGTTGTCATTTTGCTTTGCCTTTGTAGAACTTATGATTGTAGATTGCTTTTGAGAACTCATCAAATTCAGGGATGAACTGGTCTTTCTCAAACTCGTAGGGTTTTGCTTCGGGCAACTCTTGACGATTCGCCTTCTTGATGCAATGTACACCGTACATCACCGCAATGGTGATTGGTGTCAGGATGATTGGATAGATGATGTCTAATGCCATGATTCAAACTAACAACTTTTATTTCACAATTAAAAAATAATTTTACAATTGACTTTGTGAATGAACGATTTATTTTGTGATTGACAAAAATAGTTCTCCAGCGTAGGTCAATTTCTCATCAATTATCTCTTGAGAGTCCTCGTCCAAAGTGATAAGCGTTCCAGTTACCTTCTTGCCTTCAGGCATTCGTGGATCGTAGGAAACAAATATCCCCTCTTCCAAGCCGGTTGCAATCATTCCCATCTGCATCTGCCAATAATACTCCGTCCGTTTGGATTTGAGTTGGTCGTTGTTGGTGATGAAGAAATTTTGAAGGTGGTTGCCTGAATTAAAAGGACATTTGATTTCAATGAGCTTATCACCAAGTGCATCGGGAGAGTACCCACCCCAAAGACCATAGGTGATGAAGGTGTATGATTCCGCACCATAGTAGGTGTAGAAGTCATCCGATTGTTGCTGGAAGTAATGGAAGGCTTCTTTCTCGTGTTCCTTGCCCCAATCCAATGCACGACCATAAATCTCCGTTCGGTTACCTGTGAGATACTCCGCAGCCTTTTCAAACACGAACGACTTTGCCGTCTCCGAAAGGAACTCCGATTTTGATTTCGGAGTCCCCATCAGTTTGTGAATTTCGGAAGCGGTGAAGCGTGACCTTCTCAAATCTTGCCAATCCTCTTCGTTCAAATTAGGGTGAATTGTTGGAAGTTGATGTTTCATTTCTCGCCAATTAAAAGTTTTTGGTTTACTGGAGAGACATCGTACTTGGTCAAGATGTCAGCCATCAGTCCACCTGTCTTGAGATGCTCCATTGCTTTTGCCCAATTCGGATGCTTGGGAGTGAGTTCTTCTTTCTTTGGTGCAGATGTTCTGCCCATCGCCTTCTCTCCGTCATCGTCATCGTCAATGTTCAAGTTTAGGATTGAACCAAGAGCATAACGCCTTGCGTAAGTAATGGCTGAACCCATCGCTTGTGGATCGTTCTGCTTGACTACCGGCATCACATAGGATGACTCCATCCATTCACCTGATTCGGAGTGAACGATGATGGTTGTGAGTGCATCTCCATCGGGAAACTGACTCACCGCCAAACCACATTCGCTCAATGGCTTTTGGATGGTTGACAGGATGTTTGCCAATGACGCATACTTTGACTTGAAGAAAGGATTGTTTGACTCCTTTGCTACCTTGCTCACTGATGCTTGGAATTTTACCAACGCACCAGCGATGTTCTTAATTGATTCTGATTTATTCATAGGAAATTTGTTTTTTGTCCGAGCATAAATAACACCGTAAACTTGTCGGGTTCAAGATAGAAGAATCGCTCCGATTCAATGCCGACTAAATTGGTCTCAACGCATCCACCGAAGTAGACATCACGCTTTATCATATACGGCTCAAGTTCATCAAAGTGGTTGTTGAGTAAATAGTCATCCACTTGCTTGTCGGTATAGACATACCTATCCCCACCGATTGTGAGAATCCATCCGTTGACGGTGCATTCAATCATTGTTCACCTCCTTCAATGCAATCTCAATAACTGACTTTGCCTTTGGAGAAACGATGTTCCCCTCAATCAAATACTTTCTAACCGTTGGGAGAGATACCCCAGCTTTACGAGCAACGGACTGGATGAGTCCTTGTCTGCGTTTCATTTTAATCTCTTCAATTGCTTTCGTGTAATCCATAACGAGAGCAAAAGTAAATTAAAATTATTAATTGTGCAAGTATTTTTTTGTTTTTGTCAATTAACTTTTCACTTCCACGGCAAATATCAAGTCACCCAAACGAGCATTCAACTCGTTTACTAACTCCATTTGTAGTGATTCGGTGAACGCATCTGCCAAGAATGGGTTTGCTTTTGTACCTCTGCGGTGAATCTTCCTTGCAATGGCTTTGGCAAGTGACTCATAAGACATATCAGGGTTGGTTGGTTTGATTCCTTTGTAAGCGATCCACTCTTGAATTGATTGCCATAGGTACGGAGTGCCTTCGGTGTGACCATTCCTTGTTGGCTTCCTTCCGTATTCCACAAACTCCCAATAATCTTCAGCCATCAAAATGGTATTGATGGATGTTGGTGTCTTGATAATCTCACCCGGCACAAAGGATTGCTTCAAAGCGGACGAAGCATTGATTTTCTTCTCGTCCATTGACCGAGCGATTTCGGGATAGACCTTTTGATTCCACCAATTCTCAATGATTTGATGCAATAGGTCATCATTCCCACCTTGACCAAGAAATGTGTCAAGTGAATCACCCAATTTGCTGATGTCTATTTCAGCCATCCTACAAGCATTAAAATGGTTAGACCTATACTGACACTCTTGAACAACGACAAAGTGCGTGAGATGGCTTTATTTTCGCTCACAAGGGCATCATTCTTCTCACGGAGATATGCGTTTTTGATTCTCACCTTGACAATGATAGAATCTTGCTCGGCAATTATGATGGAATCGGATGTCACAATTTTACGAAGAACCGTGACTTGTTCCCTTGCGATTGCTCCCTTGACCAAATAATGGTTCGCTTGTTTGATGGTGTTTGTATCAACAAGGACTTGTCCATAACTGGTCAACGGAAAGAGCAGAATCAACAAGAATCTCATCTTATAAAGTAGCGTTTTTCTTGGTTTGTTTTTCCTTCTCTGCAATGAGCTTGTCAAGATACCACTTGGCTTTGTACAAGTCCTCCAGTCCGTTCTTGTCTTCGCATCTCCACAGGTACTTAATCACATTGGCGGTGCATACGGCAATGAGTCCCTTCTTCCTGATGGTTGCTGACTCAATCGCATCAATGCACTCTATGTCTCCTTGCTTGTAGTGGGTTGGGTTAATTGCATCCATTTTCTCACAAAGGTATAATAACTCTCTTCAATCACAATGATGTGTCCTCCGGTCATATACAACTGCGTATTCTCAAACAACGCAGATGCAGCAACAATGTGTTGCTCATTTACAAATCCATCTTCCAAGATTTGCACAATCTCAGGCTCAATCCCAACAGATTCAAGCCACGAGTCGTTGCGTTGCTCCATTATGATTTGCACTTTCATCATAATGTCTTATGCGTATAAGCGTTTATTTTGCGATTTGTTTTCTCATCTCGGAAGGGTTTCATAATTAACCAACGACCTCCGATTGGTTTGGGAGATGCACCCCTTTCAATGTGCCAACCCTTTGAGCCATCGCCATACTCTTCCTTGTATGCACTTGTCCGAATCATCAAGATGTCACGAAGCATCACCGTGTCTTTGTTTGTCAACTCTTCAACCGTGTAGGTCATCTCATAGTCCTCGTGAACATGACCCATCCAAATCGCATCCGCTCCTTCTACATTCACGCTCATTCGGTTGTGCTGGATAGTACCACGAGTAACCGCACCACCACCACCAAATCCGTGCATATACTTAATTTTAAATGACTGCGTATTTGAGCCATCGTTAAACTGGTACCTGATCCATCCACCATATCCACCAACTTGAATTGCACTACCTGTCTTGTAGTTCAGCAAGGTCACAAAGCGTTCAATGATGTCCGTCTCTTGTCTCTTTAGGATGGCGGTCTCGTGATTTCCGTAGCCGACTAACTTGATGAGATGGGCGTAAGGTGCAAACCAATCAACTGCCGTGTTGATGATGGCATCAAAGTAGTTTGCGTGGTTGTGTTCGGGACGGATGTCGCTCTTTGATTTGCGTGGATCATACGCTCCTTGCATCAAACAAAACAAATCTCCGTTGATAAGGATGTCGTGATTTCCTTTGACCGCTTGGTCAAGGTGTTTCTTGAGCAAATCCCTATCGCATTTGGGATTGTCCCAATGTAAGTCCGAGATGAGCAGAACTTTCGTCTCCTCCCAGTTCTTGTCAACTCTCAATACATTGTTTTTTTTCATATAGTGTCCAAGTGGATGTGCAGTCCTATCGCCTTTTTAAGCCCCTCTGCGGAAGGTTTGAAGGTGTCAAGGTAGATTGTATCAAATGACTTGATTTGTTTTAATAGAGTGTCTCTTACAAGTTTCTCCCTCTCCACGATTCTCTCGTGCATCTCTACATTTATTGGTCGTTCAATGCGAATTGGTCTTTCTAAATTCAAGAAAGCCAAAAACACACTACACAGGAACAACGCAAGTATCAAATAAATAAGGAGTGTTGACTTGGAAGTTGATTGCATATCCTGAAAGAATGTCGGTTTTGGCATCGTAAAAAGGTGAAGCGTTGGAAGTAACTACCAGTTCAAAGTCCTCATCATTGATGGTGTTGTTGTCAATCAAAGCAAAGATATCTGCAACGATTTGTGCGGTGTCCGAAAGAACCTCAACGACATTTGATTCACTCTCAAACACACGATCCATCACCAACAATGCGAAATTATAGGTCATTAGGTTTCCAGTTGTGGAGAGATTAAACCCATCAGGATACAACCAAACGAGCGGATAATATTCAATGTTTTCAACCGTCAAGTTTGACTGCTGACCAACACCGAACTTGCCGACCATCTTATGGCTTTCGGCTGCCGTTTGGATTTTTTTGATGATTTGGTTTAGTGTCATTCTTTAGGAATTTGAGAAGCTTTGCCTCGTTGTTTTTCTGCCACTTATTTGTCCTCGTTGGGGAAGTCATAGTTCCAATAACAATCTTGTGAAGTTGGAAGATAAATGCCACCTACAAAAGCGGTGTTCTTTGGGCGAATGGTGTCAATGGTATTGCCCGGATTCAAAAACAATGGATAGTCCGTTGTGTTGGTACGCAAGTAATCACGCAAACGATTGGCATAATACTCTGCCTTGTCACGATATCTGCCCTCAATCATTGTCATCTCCTCAACCGATACTGCACGAGCGTTGTCACTCTCCCTTGATGCAACTGATTTGTTCATCAATTTGAAGGTCATTGGAAGCATCGCTTCGGTCAAAGTGTAGTATTTCAAGCAAGGTGCGATGTAAGAGTCCAAAAGGGTTGTATTCAACTGAGTCAAAGTACCAGCAAAGGCTTGAACTTGCAACTCGTTGTAAATGCCTGAACCGATGACATCTCTCACATAGATTTCCTGTGCCTCTTTGATTGCTGACTTGAGCAATTTATCGTCAACATTCTCATTCAAAGGAGTGTTGTCCTTCAAATAGGTTGTGCTTATGAAATATACAAAGTTGGTCATCGTTTAATTCTCCTCAATAATTTTTGAACCCAAATGTGTCTGCATTGTGGTGTGTTGACATCAAGTGTTGGATTGTGATACCAACCACCTCTGCGTTTCCACACATCATATCCCAACTCTGCTGACATCATATTGATGTCCTCACGAGAATATACACGCCCACTATTTACAACATCGGTGCAGAACTTCCGAGATGTGTCAATCAAAAGTCCTCCGCTGATTCCCGGTGCAAGTCCATATTGATAGCGAACCACCAATTCAGTTTGAAGGTTCTTGATTTCTTCCAATCCTTTTGGCGTTGTTTCAAGACCATCCTCGTATGATTTAATCAATTGCGCTTTGGCAAGTTTGGCAATCGTATCGGCAACAACCTTTGCGTCAAGTTTGGTGATGTTTACAATGTCACCGACCTGAAGACCTTTGTTCTCTTTCAGCACATTCAAGATGGCAGATTCAATTGCATCTGCAAACTCAAACTTACCTTCTTCAAACTCTTCGGCTTTTTCTCCGTATTTGTTAAAGACAATCAGGTCACGCTCATCATCCCATCCAAAGGGGTTTTGTTTTGACAAGGCAATTGGTGCTGCGGATGGCAATGAATCACCTCCAGCGATAGGTGGCAGATTTGCCAACTGACGCTTCTCGTTGATTGTCATATTGCTCAACACATTGTTTGCAACCAAAGGACTCAAAGCATTGATGGCATCGTTCAAAGATGATTGTTGTACATCCGTAATCAATGGCAATCCAAGTTCTTTTCTTGCTTCTTCGTTTGTAATTACACCAGCGGTGAA